GTAGCGGCTGCCGGTTGCGCCCCGGCTGGCGGTTATGACGCTCTTTCAAATCGTCCAGATTCTGGACGTTAAAACCGTGAGACCTTAGAGCGCGTCTACTTGCATGACTTCCAGCGTGTCCGTGTCCCTGGACTCCCCTGTGACGCTCAAGAGGTGATCGTAATTTTCATATCCCGCATCCCTCGCCATTGCGTCGAGGGCCTCGTCGGGGGTCTGTCCCTCGTAATATCCGAGGTCTACGCCACTTACTGTCTGGATGATGTGATATATCATTTTTTCTCCTTGTGCCGCCTGGTAGCGGGTCAATCTCTAATCTGTATATATAGTAGCGCGTAATGCGCCGCGTGTCAAGTCTTTTTATCGATTATTTTATTTCAGCGCAAGTTACTGATTTTGCTAGACTTGCGCGACTTGCGCGAATCTTGGCAGCTCGCAAAGCTTTGCACTTGCGGCACTCACGCCGACCGCCTGGCCTCACATAGAGATTATCGCCGCCAAAAGGATGCCCAGCCATACAACGAGGTGACTTGATTGCGCCCATAATAGGTATATTGTAGCGCAAAAAGCGCAAAATGCGCAAGCGCAAAATGCGCACTGCTAATGCAATCTCACTCTCAATATCTATTGATAATCCATTCGCAATATTGACATGTGTGATAGGCTAGACATTATGCCGGGCGAGATCATCACGCAGGCGGCGAAAGGCACATGATCTTATGGCACATCCTGGCGGCAGACCGTCCATTTACACACCCCACCTGGTAGAGCGTATCCTTCTGCGGATGTATGCGGGCGAAAGTCTGCGCTCTATCTGCCGGGACGACGACATGCCATCGCGGCCCACTGTGCACCTTTGGCGGATCAAGCATGAGCGGTTTTCTGTCCAATACGCGAGCGCGAGACGGGCGCAAGTCGAGGCAAGGATCGAGGATGTGGCCGAATTGCTGTCCAATCCGCCTATGTGCCAAGTGCCTGGACCTGACGGGGGCGTGAGTGAGCGCGTGGATATGGGGGCGGTGCAGCTACTCCGGGCGAGGGCTGATCTTGCCAAATGGGAGGCAAGCAAGCTGCTGCGCGGACTTAATCTTAACGAGGCACCCCTGGATTACGGGGAGAAGCAGGACGTGCAGCTCAGCGGCGAGCTGGCGATTAAGCGGGTGATCGCAGACCTGTAGCTATTGGGCCCAAAATAATTGTTGACATTGGGTACGCATGTGTGTACATTAGACACATGGAGGCAACACCAATGACCTACGCCGAGCTCAGCAAGATCAAGACATCTGGATTTACCACCAATCATGTGATTGACGATATCGTTAACAATGGTCGCGCCTGCTTCACGCCGACCGCTTTCAAAACCGCTAAGGTTTCCGACTGTGAGATTGAGTCCATCATGTTCTGGGCCAGAAAGGAGGGCTGCGCAGGCGCAATGGAAAGGCACGAACAATGAGCTACGTCACGCGCCAAGCAGCCCACTGCGACCAGTGCTCTCACGAGTGGCTGGTCGTCAGCGCGTCCATTCCCACGCATTGCGCCAAGTGCAAGTCGCGGCGATGGGACAAGCCTGGCCTTAAAGTTGTTCCAGCTATGCCGGACAAGAGCGGGCGGAGAGTGGAGAGTGGAGAGTAAGCGGGTAGTGGAGACCTGTAGACATGTATGTATTGACGACATTCCTCAGCTATGGCGAAGTCGCCTGCCAGCGTCAGGGCGAGATCATTCGGGGCTTGGCAAACCCGAAGCAGGCCGCGCAGCCTGATGCCGATGTTGCCCCCCCCCCGAAGAATCCCGTCCACCCCAGGTACTTCACCAGCAGCGGCCCCACCACGTCGCGCATGATGGGCACCAGGATGAACAGCGCCCACAGCCCATACACCACGCTCGGTATCGCCGCCAGCAGCTCCGTCAGAAACGATATCGGCGCCCGCAGCCGCGCCGGGCACATCTCCGTGATGAAGATCGCCACTCCCAGCGCCAGCGGCACCGCGATGCACAGCGCCAGCAGCGAGGACGCCACCGTGCCGAAGATGAATGTCAGCGCCCCGAAATCCCCATTGACCGGATCCCACGCCGTCCGCAGAAAAAACTTCCACCCGAACGCGCGTATCGACAGCTTCGACCCGTCCAGCAGCGTGAACACGATCAGCCCGACGATGGCGAATACGCTCAGCGCGCTCGCCAGCATCGTCCCGCCGAATATCCCGTCCAGCACCCTGCCCGAACTGCGGTTCTGCAGATACTCCCGCACCACCGAATCCGGCGCGATAACCTGAGCCCGCACGCCCGGCTCAGTCGGCGGCGCGCTCATCACCAGCTGCGGTATCTGGATTCGTGTCGGTTCGCTCATGGAAAACAAAAGGCTCGTTCAGCCCTTCCAGACTAAAGTCCCAATATGAAAGGAGTGTGAATTAACGTCCTTCAATCGCCATACCATCATTGTTTTCATGTTGATGGCCCATTCATCGTCAGTTAACCTGCGGCAGGCTGAATGTGAACTTGCATCCCTCGCCCAGTTCGCTCTCCGCTCGGATCGCCCCCCCGTGCACCGTCACAATGTACTTCGCTATCGCCAGCCCCAGCCCCGTGCCGCCGCTCTCCCGCGACCGTGCCTTGTCCACCCGGTAGAAGCGCTCAAAAATCCTGTCCAGATGCTCCGACGATATCCCCGCGCCCCAGTCCCTCACGCTGAACTCCACCATCTCCCCCACCGGCACCGCGCTCAGCTCCACCCGGAACTTCTCCTGCCTCGCCGCCGCCGCCGTCCCGCCCGGATTTCCGTACTTCAGCGCATTCTCAATCAGGTTCGTCAACACCTGGTGCACCGCGTCGCGGTCCGCCATCACCAGCCGCTCGCTCATCGCGCCGAAGCTCAGCGTCGCCCCCGCGTCCTGCAGCAGCGTGCTCATCGCGTCCGCCGCGTCGCCCAGCAGTTGCGCCGCCGCCACCGGCGCCGGCCTCAGCTTCGACTCCTCCGACTCGATGTGCGCCAGCGCCAGCAAATCCTCTATCAGCCGGTTCATCCGCGTCGCGTTCTTCAGGATCACGCCCAGAAACTCCTGTGCCTGCGGCGACAATCCCTCCTCGTGGTCCAGCAGCGTCTCCACGAATCCCGAGATCGACGTCAGCGGCGTGCGCAGCTCGTGCGACACGTTCGCCACAAAATCCTTCTGCGTCCGCTCCACCTGCTCCACCTGCGTGATGTCGTGCATCACCAGCACCGCGCCGCCCGCCGGCGTCGGCGCCGCCGTGATGTCGAAGCTCCGCCCCGCCGCCAGAGATTGCGTCTTCCGCTCGCACATCTCGCGCTCCTCCAGCGCCACCTTCACGCAGTGCAGCACCTCCGGATCTCTCAGCGTATGCACCAGCGCGTCGCCCACTCTCACGCTGCCCCCCGCTATCCGCCGCATCCGCGCATTGCTCCACTGGATGCGTCCGCCCGCATCCACCGCCACCACCGCCTCCTGCATCGAGTCCAGCCACGACTCCAGCTCCAGCCGGCTCTGCTGCATCTTGTATATCCGGTTCGATACCCGCTGCGCTCCCGCGTTCAGCTCCGTCGCTATCACGTCCAGCTCCGGCGCCCGGTTCGTCAGCCGCGCATCCAGGTCGCCCGCCGCCAGCGCCGCGCTGAATCCCTGCAATCCCGCCAGCCGCGCACGCACGCTGCGCCCCAGCGTCATCGCCGTCACGCCGCTCAACCCCAGCACCAGCGCCGCCGCCATCAGTTCATGCGCGCGCCAGCCGCCCATGCGCCCCAGCAGCGCCCACGCGCAGCCCGCCCCGTGGCAACGGCATAGCGCAAGACCTGCCCACAGTTTCCCAATGCCCGGTGCGCGGTCTCCAGGGCCCCTCTGGCCTCAATACGGCGCATAACGGTCAATATCTCGGGTGCTGCGATTTCAGCCACAGGCCGCGCCCCCAACCAAGGGAAGATGTCCCGCTCAAACAGCCGCACAACGCGTTCATAGTGGCTTGCGGCCCAGGTATTGGCGTATTTGGCGAACCACTCCCGCGCCGCAACCTCAAAGCTGTTGGCCGCCCGGTCGGCATGGGCTTCCCTCTGCGACTTGCGATTTTCGCTTGGGTCAACGCCATTGGCTAGCAACTTGCGGGCGTCGTCACGGCGGTCTCGGGCGTCTTTGAGCCTGACATCGGGATATACCCCCAAGGCAAGCCGTTTTTCCTTGCCGTTGAACCGGTATTTGAGACGCCACCACTTGCTGCCGGTCGGGGAGACCTCCAGGCAGGCGGCAAGGTAGTCCGGTGGCAGCCTTTTTACAAATCAGTCTGATACACTCCTATCGTGAGGTGACACATGGCAGCATGGAGCGCGACAACGCAAGCAGCCTTATCGGCGGGTGACAATCTGCAAGTCCTGGGTGCGACTGAGACCAGCGGTGCCGGCGGTGCGCTGAAGGGATTTGCGTTTACGCCGCAAGCAACGCCAATCAATCTGGCGATCCTCAACAACTCCGGTCAGACGCTTGTGTTGCAGGCTAGTGCGGATAATACGACGTGGCTTCCCGTCACGCTCAATGGCACGGTCGTGTCTGTGGCTACTGGCCTGTGCCTTGAGTTTAGTGGTCTGGCGAGCGGCCTCAATTATCGGCTGGCCAACGCAGTGGCTATTACGGCGGGCGGTGCGGTTTGGGTAGCGCGGTAGAGGATGTACGCATCTCGGAGCTGGTCAACCCAACGCCCAAGCAGCGCGAGTGCATAGAGGCCACTGATAAGTACAGATTCACGCTGTATGGCGGAGCCGCCGGCGGAGGCAAGAGCTATCTACTGCGCTGGTGGCTCCTTAGGCAGTTACTCAAGCGGTACGCCGCTACGGGCATCAAGGGCCTCACGGTGGGGCTGTTCTCGCTCGACTACCCTACTCTCCAAGATCGACAGATAAGCAAGATCGAGCGTGAATTTCCTGAATGGCTGGGCCAGACAAGGCGCACGGAGAAAGAGGGCCTGTGCTTTTTCGTCAAAGAGGATTTCGGCGGTGGCCGCATTGCCCTTCGCAACCTTCAGGATGCCAACAGCTACAAATCGGCTGAGTTCTGCGATATTGCGGTCGAAGAGCTGACCGAGAATCAGCGCGACGTGTTTGAAGACCTCGTGCTATTCAGGCTGCGCACCCCAGGCATTGACCGCCCATGCTTTCTGGCGGCAACTAACCCGACAGGGACAGGGTTGCAGTGGGTCAAAGCAATGTGGGTAGATCGCAAGTTCCCAATAGAATTGCAGCACCTCAAACATGAGTTCTGCTATGTTCCTGCTCTGTTGCAGGACAACCCGTACCTCGGTGAGCAGTACAGGGATTCGCTGCGAGGCTTGCCAGAGAAGAAGCGCAAGGCGTTGCTTGACGGCGACTGGACGATTCCCGAGGGCCAATACTTCATTAATTTTGAAGAGTCTGAGCGCAAGGTAAAACATGCGGTGATGATGCAGATCATTCAGCCGTGGTGGTCGTGCCTAGTGGCGGGAACGATGGTTGCTACCGAACGCGGCGATGTTCCAATTGAACTAGTTGTGGCTGGAGACATGGTGTGGACTCGCAAAGGTCTTAGGCGAGTCGTAAAGTCGTGGATGTCTGGAAGGGATCGTGAAGTTCTACGGGCAACATTCTCAGATGGCCGAAAAATTACAGCTACTGGCAATCATAAGCTGCTAGCCAATGGTGTGTTTACTAGATTGGATTGC